CAAAATCGAACCAAACAACTCCTAAAGCTAATCCTGATTCAGTAACTATTGCAAAGAATAATCCTACAGGAACTGGCTCTGTACAAACTACACCGGATAATACACAGGTGAATAAAAATTCTGGCACTACACGACAAGATGATCCCTATCTTGTACTAGCTAGGAATATGCACAATGCAATTGTTAATTCGACCAGCGGCTTACTAACCGGAGAAGTGGAGATATTAGGAGACCCGTTCTTTCTAGTTACTGGAGGTATAGGTAATTATAATCCTAAGCCGGCAAGTTCTACTAATCCTCAAGTAACTGAGAACGGAGAAGCTAATCACAATCAAGGTGAAGTTTGGGTTACTCTAAAGTTTAGAAATCCGATTGATATAGATCCTACCACTGGAAAATATAATTTTGATCCTAGACTAGTTCCTTTTAGCGGAGTCTATCGAATTCTTAAAGTAGTTTCTACTTTCAAAGACGGTGTGTTTAAACAGAAATTAGATATTCTTCGAGTACCCGGTCAATTATTAGATAGTAGTTTACCTCCAACAAACCCTGCTACGGTAATGACCAGCGAACCAAATCCTCTAGATCAAAAGCAAGAAGATACTTCTCCACCGGATAAAGTTGTTAGCGATACTTCGGAACAATCTAGCAATCGTCCTGATACTTTTAATCTGTTAAATCAACAAGATCGTGGACTACCTAGTCCCGGCTTACCCGGACAATTAAGCAATTTTACCAATGCATCTGGAGGGCTCGGCGGTACTACTAATGCTTTGCTAACACAGGTCAGCGGTGCAACTCCTAACCTTGCTGGCATAGGAAGATCTGCTACACAGATATATGGTGGTGTAATACCCGGCGGAATCAATCAGTCTGCTCTAGGAATACCATTGCAGGCTTCGGGCATTGCATCTCTGCAGCAGCAGGTATTAGGTCCTGCGGCACTATTAAATCAAGTTTCAAATACTTTAAGAGCAGGCGGCATTAGTGTACCTACCCTACAGCTGGCAAATTCAATTGTATCACAGGCCAGCAATATTATTAATCAAGTTAGTGTGCCCGGGTCAGGAATAGGTAAAGGAGCACTAGTGTCATACACTCCTGCTATGCCGGTTAGTACTTTAATTGCTGCTGGTAGTAATATTACTGCTCAAGATGTTATTGCACAGAATTCAACAATACCTACAAACATTACTGCAATCTCAGGCGCCGCCAAAGGCCTGGGTATTAATGCTATATCTGCAGTGGCTAATTTAGGACCAGCTAGTGCTATCTTATCCGGTGGTGCTCAATGTATTCCTACAAAAGCAGGATTAACATCTGCAGCGGATCCTTTGGCAATTGCTGTAAGACTTGGAGTTAATCCGTCTCAGATTGCAGGTTTAAGTTCAAATCTACAGAGCAAAGTTTTATCGCAGTTTGCTAGTATTGCAAATAATGTGCCTGTTAATACTAATTTGTCACAAACCGCAGCACAAGGTGTAAACTTAAATTCTTTATCTCCTTCGGGACTGGCAGCGTTGCCAGCAACGTCACCTTATACAACTGCCCCTGACCCCCAACCTGATACGCAGTATATTAACAATGTTGCTCAAACAGGCGGTAAAATGGCCCTGGCTAGATCCTATGCTGTAAATGATATTTCATCAATACCGCAATCTGAGTTACCTCCTAGCGCAGTAACCGCAGCGTTATCTTCAGTGCCTGCAGCTATTAAAAATCCTCTAGGAGCCTTGACCAATTTACCCGGAGTTAATATTGCTGCCAATGCTGGTCGCTTATTTTCTGCGGCTTCTCAACTATCATCTCTCACCGGGAATCTTGATGCTGTAGAAACAAAACAGAGTCTTGTAAATTCTTCTCTAGGATCAATGATCAATAACGGAGGCAATCTAACTAAATCTGTTACTTCGCAGTTTGGTAGCCTGGGTGCAGCTTCAAACCCGCTAGATAAAATAATGTTAAATCGATAAGGTGTATTATAAATGGCAATAGATAAAAGAAAACGAGGAGCTCTTCCGACACCGGGGCCCTTTGTTGCAGAAATTACCAATCATCTAGATACTACCTATATGGGTATGCTAGAAGTTGCTCTTATTAAAAATATTCAAAATCCTATACAGGACCAGGGTAATACCTACATCGTTAGATATCTAAGTCCTTTTTCGGGGAATACCAGTCCTAGATTTGAGGGTAATAATGCCAGCAATTTTAACGATGTTCAAAAGAGCTATGGTATGTGGATGATCCCACCGGATGTAGGTACTCGTGTTTTAGTTATATTTGTCGACGGTGATCCTAATCAAGGATACTGGATAGGGTGTATACAGGACATGTTCCAAAATCACATGGTCCCGGGTATTGCTGCAAGCCAGTATACTTCAATGACCCAAGAACAATTTAACAGATATGGTACAACTTATTTGCCTGTTGCTGAATATAATAAAACTGTAGCAGATCAGAATTCCTTGAATCCTAACACGATGAAAAAGCCAATACATCCTTTTGCAGATAGATTGTTGGCACAAGGATTATTGTTAGATACAATACGAGGTGTTACTACTACCAGTGCTCGTAGAGAAGTACCTAGTCAGGTATTTGGAATTAGCACCCCGGGACCGTTAGATACTAGTCCTGGAGCTAAGACAGGAAAGATTGGCTATGATGCGGGTATAGATGCTCCTGTAAGCAGGCTAGGTGGTAGTACATTTGTAATGGACGACGGAGATATCAATGGACAAAATGAACTGGTAAGAATTCGTACTAGGACCGGACATCAAATACTTTTACACAATTCTAGCGACTTAATCTATATTGCTAACAGCAAGGGTACTGCTTGGTTAGAAATGACCAGTAACGGCAAAATAGATATCTACGCCAAAGACAGCGTTAGCATACATAGCGAAGCTGATTTTAACTTTAGAGCAGATAGGGACATTAATCTAGAAGCAGGAAGAAATATCAATATTCGTGCCGTGGGAAATATGGAAACCAATGTCACTGGTTATTATTTCCTATTAGTAGACGACTACGGCAAAATAGCTATTAGAAACGATCTTGATCATACAGTCGGCGGAACTGTTAGAAGTACTGTTGCTCAAGACTTAAACTTTTCTGTAGTAAAAGATTTAAAAATTACCACCGGTCACGAAGTAAATGTTATTTCTGGAGAAAATTTTAAGATAGGCTCGGGGGGTAATTTTAGTATTGATGCCAATGGCAATATAATACAGACTGGTTCTAAGATTCATATGAATGGGCCTGCTGCACCTGCACCCAATACAGCAGATGCTGCTACATTGCCCCCGCCGCTGTCTATCTTTAGTTTGCCTAATCGTAGTCCTGAGACTAGTTGGGCCTTAAAAAATAACAAATATAAAACTACAGATATTAAATCTATTATGCAGCGTGTTCCTACTCACGAGCCGTGGGATCAACACGAAAATATTAATCCCAGTCAATTTAGTTCTACAGCAACTGATGTTACACTACAAACAACTCCTACATCACCAAGAGCTGCTGCAGGAGTACCGCCGAGTCCTGATGCAGGAATTCAACCGCCTGCTAATACTCCTGATGTTATACCGGATACCTGCGATCCTAAGTATGCTAAAGATATCAATGCTCCTGCAAGCCAGGCAGGTATTAGTGCTCTTAAGGCCGCCGCCTCACAACTAGGATTAACATCTCCTTATGCTGTTGCTAGTTTGTTGGGTATTGCTGGTGGAGAAAGCCGCTGGAAAGTGGTTACAGAAAGTTTTAACTACACATCGGCAGCCAGATTGTTACAGGTATTTCCAACGGTGTTTAAAGGCGATCAAGCACTGGCTCAACAATATGTTGGCAATCCTAACAATAGCCTGCCTGAATTTTTATACGGATCTAATACTGCCAAGGGCAAGGGTTTGGGTAATACACAATCAGGAGATGGTAGTGCATTTATCGGTCGCGGATTTATACAGCTAACTGGCCGAGCAAATTATGCCAAGTATAGTCAGCTGATGTATAAAAAAGGATTAGTGTCTAGTCCCACAGCATTGACTGATAAACCCGACATGTTATCAGACCCGACCATTGCTGCTCAGGTCAGTGTGCTATATTTCTTAGATCGTGTTAAGGTTGCACAAACTGATGCTGGTTATTTTGAAGCAGCTTGCCAAGCAGTGGGGTTCAATACTCCCGACATACACGCTACAAAATTAGGATTCTATCAATGTTTCCTAGGACAACTGCAACCTAGCAGTAGTACTCCTTCAAACGCTGTTAAAACAGGCACAGGTGGTATCTTAACCGATAGCCAAGGACACCCAGTAACTACAGGACAATAAATATTATATCATGCCATACAAGTCAATTGAAATATCTAATGCTAATGCTGTACAACAGCAGGTAACTAAAACCAGTCAGTTTTATGTGGGCTTCAGCACACAAAATCCTGCTAACACTACATCAAAGCTATTTGACCTTGACCTGATTGCACAAGATATTTTAAATCAATTCAATACTCGCAAAGGCGAAAGAGTAATGAAGCCTGCCTTTGGCAGTATCATCTGGGATGCCATAATGGAACCAATGACGCCCCAATTGCGAGAAGCATTGAATCAAGATATTAAAACTATCTGCACTAGCGATCCTAGAGCTACTCCGACACAAATTAAATTAACAGAGTATAATGCTGGATATATCATAGAAGTAACTCTTGTGCTTAATGGTACTGACCAGTCTACTAATTTAAAACTAACCTTTGATCAAAACATTGGTTTAACGGTACAGCAACAATAATGTACCAAGTTTATGCATACAATAAATACGGTATAGAGCAATAATATGACCATTCCAGCAACAAACTCACAGCTACTAGTTACAGAAGATTGGACCAAAATATATCAATCCTTTCGTAACGCAGACTTTCAAAGTTACGATTTTGACACTATTCGTCGTATTTTAATTTCTTATCTACAAGAAAACTATCCCGAAGATTTTAATGACTTCATTGATAGCAGTGAATATATTGCTCTAGTCGATCTTATTGCCTATATGGGGCAAAATTTAAGTTTCCGTATTGACTTAAATGCCCGTGAAAATTTCTTAGAAACTGCTCAACGCCGAGATAGTATACTACGCCTGGCTCAGTTAGTTGGGTATGTTCCTAAACGTAATATTCCTGCTAGTGGATTGTTAAAGATAACCAGTGTTTCTACTACAGAAAATGTCATTGATGCTACTGGAGTTAATCTTGCTAATGTAAGTGTTGCATGGAATGATCCTTCAAACACTAATTGGTACCAACAATTTATTGCGGTTGTGAACGCGGCCATGCCCGGGTCTACAGCATTTGGTGTACCTAATGATCGTAATGAAAATTTAAACGGAATTTATACAGAACAATATCTGATCAATAGTTCTAATGTTGATGTACCTGCTTATAGTTTTAGCCAAAACATAAATGGTACCTATATGAATTTTGAAATTGTACCTGCTACATTTTCTGGCAAAGATTTTATATATGAATCTGCCCCTGCCCCTAGAACTGCAGTGAGCCTCATTTATCAAAATGATAATCAAGGTTCTGGTAGTGCAAACACCGGCTTCTTTGCATTTTTCAAACAAGGTGCTTTAGCCTTGAGCAATTTTACAATTAATAATCCAGTACCTGATGAAATTATTGGTATCAATGTCAGTGGTATTAATAATACTGATGTTTGGCTATGGCAATTAAATGCAGACGGTACATATCCGTCTGCACCTTGGACACAGGTTCCTAATGTCATCGGTAATAATGTTATCTATAATAGTCTTAAACAAAATGTTAGAAATGTATATAGTGTGACTAACAGAGATACGGATCAGATAGATTTAAATTTTGCCGACGGTAGTTTTGGAAATTTACCTAAAGGGCAGTTTGTTTTATACTATAGACAAAGTAACGGTCTTGTATATTCTATCACTCCCCAACAAATGAGCGGTATAAGCGTTGATATTCCTTATATTAACAAAGCAGGACAACCTAACAAATTAACATTAACACTAGGTCTTCAATATACCGTTAATAATAGTGCGGCCACTGAAACTAATGCTAGTATTCAACAAAATGCCCCTCAAAACTATTATCTACAGAACCGTATGGTCACTGCTGAGGATTATAATATTGCTCCACTGACAGTTACCAGTAATGTATTGAAAGTTAAAAGCGTTGCTCGAGTTTCTAGCGGAGTAAGCAAATACTTTGAATTAAGTGATGTTAGTGGAAAATACAGCTCTACTAATATATTTGCTGACGACGGAGTATTATATAAAAATATCTCTCAAAATAGTTTTGAATTTTCTTTTATCAGCAATAATCAAATTTTTACTGCTATAAAAAAACACCTAGAACCTATTATTGCTAGTAGATCTTTATTGTCTTTCTATTTAGATCAATACAGAAAATCCAGCTATGCAATTACTGCCAGCGGATATACTTGGAATCTAACTAATGCTGTTGCAGGTCAAAGTCGCGGTTATTTTAAAGCCGGCACTACTCCTCAACCTGTAGGATCGAGTGCCTATGCTCCTTTATCTTATATAACTGCCGGATCGATGATTAAGTTTGTTCCACCGGCCGGTAGTTACTTTTTACCTAACGGAAAAATAACATCGATTCAATCGAGTAAAACTGTTAGCTATATGTGGACCACAGTATTGCAGATAATAGGAGACGGTGCTAATAACGGCCTGGGAAATCTAAATGACGGAACTGGTCCTGTTATTTTCAGCAATAATATAGGTAATGGTGCTGTTCCAACAGAAATTATTCCGGCATTTATTAGTTCTTTTTCTTATTCGTTTGAATCAGATATTGTAAATTTATGCTTGACTCAAACTAACTTTGGTTTAAGTTTTGATGTTGTTAATAGAACCTGGAATGTTATTCTAGATACTAATTTAAACCTAGCTGATTCGTTTAGTCTCACTAATCAAAATGATGATACTAATACAAATAAAGATTCAAGCTGGTTAGTGGCATTTACCTGGACAGGAATTTCTTATAAAGTATTGTATAGAACCTGCAACTATATATTTGAAAGTATAAAACAAACTGGATTTATGGTAGATTCTGCTAGTGTAAATTTTGACTATACCAATAATTCTGTTGTTAAAGATCAAATTGACGTATTATCAGTAAATGCTGCTCCTAACACTAGCTCGGCACTTGGTGTTGATTATAAATGGCAAATTGATGACTCGATTGTCGAGTCTGACGGTTATGTTGATCCTAGCAAAGTATTGGTTAGTTTCTATACCTACGAAGGATCAGGCACTGTTAGTGAAATGACCAATCCTGATACATTTAATAATATTGTAGGCAGCATCAATACAGGTACTTCGGATTCTTATGTAATGTTTGAACTAGGATCCGACGGCTTAACATATAACTTATTAGACAGTTCGTTGTATATTGTTTATAACACAGAACAAGATGCATTAAACGCAGGTCTTGATAGTGATTATCTATATTATATAGTCAATGACGGTGCAGTAAAAAATGTAAGTGCTAACGGATTGCAATTGGTTTATAACCCTAATTATCTATGTTATGCCGGTCGTAGTGGATTGAAATTCCAGTATCAACATAACACTGGTCAAGATTACAGAATTGATCCTAGTAAGAGTAATATCATTGATGTTTACATGTTGACTACAGCCTATGATACTGCATTTAGAAACTGGTTATCTACAGGCAACGGAACCCAACCTTTACCGCCTACTAGTCAAAGTCTTGCATCAAACTACTCCAGTGACTTAGAACCTATTAAAACAATCAGCGACGAGATCATTTACCAACCGGTAACATATAAAGTTCTATTTGGCAGTTCTGCTCCTGCTAGTTTGCAAGGTACTTTTAAAGCTGTTCAATCAGCTTCTAGCACAAAGAGTCAGAATGAAATTATTGCTAGTATTTTATCTGCAATCAATCAATTCTTTGCATTAGAAAATTGGGACTTTGGTCAGAGTTTTTACTTCAGTGAATTATCTGCTTATGTTATGAACTTGTTAACACCTGATATTACTAACTTTGTTATTGTACCTACTGTTAATAACTTTGGAAGTTTATATGAAGTTGCTTGTCAAAGTAACGAAATTTTTATAAGTGGAGCAACTGCTGCTGATATAAAAGTTATATCAGCTATTACTGCCAGCCAATTGAATACTACTTCTATTATAACCAACGCTAATAATTCTTAATAATGACAACCGCAACTATTCGATCAGTTAATTTTTTACCTATCACTTTGCAAACTGATAGAAATGCAAAATTTCTAGCCAGCACGCTGGATCAAATGATTCAACCTGCTCAGTTGGAACGCATCGACGGCTATATCGGTTCTAAGTTAACACCTACTTACAACTCTACCAGTGATGTTTACATTGCTGAAAATACGGAATTAAGACGAGATTATCAGCTAGATCCTGCTCTAGTAACTAGAGATGCTCTTAGCAACATACAAGATGTGCAAGGTTACGACGATCTTATCAACGAACTTGGTGTAAAAGGTGCAAATACTAATAATTTAGATAGATTGTTTAGATCTGAAATTTATTCTTACAATCCTCATATCGATTGGGATAAACTTGTTAACTATCAGCACTACTACTGGATGGGTACAGATACTACAGAAGTTATTGAAATTATTACTCCTGGGTTAGATGTTGACAGAGATATTGTAGGACAACCTTCTTATACTTTTACAGCTACAGTCACTGGATTAAATGTTACATTGTCTAATGGTATGATAGTGACATTTAGTAATCCCGAAGTGAATAAAAAATATTGGCGTAATGAATACTATGTAGAGGGTGTAGGTACCGGCATTACTCTAGTACTACTTGACGATCTTGTAGTCTCTGCCAATACCTATACAGAATATGTTAGCTATTCGTCAGTTTACAGAGACCAATTTGACGGTGATTCTTTTGCAAACTTTGGTTTTGATTCTAACAGACGCTTGCCGGTTAATCCTGAATATATTACAATCAATCGTGCCAGCCCTGATTTAAATCCTTGGTCTAGATATAATCGCTGGGTGCATCGAGATGTTATTATTGCAAGTGCAGCAGCTAATGGAATACCGCCAGTTCTTCCGGCTGACAAACGAGCACAGCGACCTATTATAGAATTTAATGCAGGAATTCAACTTTATAATTTTGGATCAATTGGTGTAGAGCCAGTTGATTTTATTGATACAACCAGTGTTTTTCCTTTTAATGATATAGACGGTGTCCTTGTTAATCCTAGAACAGGTCTTTCATCGGTGTATGTTGATGGAGTAATGCTAGAACCCGGTCATCGTATTATTTTTAATGCCGCCGAAGATCCTCGAATCGTTGGAAAAATATATGAAGTGGTATTTGTTCCTATTAACGGAAAATTAACCGTTACTTTACAACCTACCTATGACAATATTCCTAGTGTTTCTGAGGTAGTAACAATTACTAATGGATCAACTTATGCAGGATCTAGTTGGTGGTATAATGGCAGCACTTGGATTTTTGCACAACAAAAAACTAAATTAAATCAGGCTCCCTTATTTGATTTATTCGACGAGTCTGGCAACAGCTATAGCGATACTGATTATTACTTAGACAATTTTACTGGTAATCAAATTTTTGGTTATCAAGTGGGTACAGGCGAAGCAGATCCTTATCTAGGATTCCCTCTTTCATATAGAAATATCAATGCCATAGGTAGTTTCTTGTTTGCTAATTACTTTAGTAATGATAAAATTAATGTTGTAATTAATTCATTAGAATCGTATTCTATTCCAACCTCTATTACATACTTTAAAGTAGGAAATAATTTTTATAATATCTGGGATAGTGTTCCTAATTATCATTTACCTATTTTACAGGTCACAACACCTAAGTTTCCTACATCAACAATACAACTGACATCAGTTAATAGCCCGTTATTGGATAAAGATTTAATCACAGATGTATACCTAAATAATTCTCAAATAAAATTAACCAACGACAAATACTCGATAACAACAAGTTCTGTCGGCGGATATTTCATAAATTTTAACAATACATTAACTAATTCTGATGTTGTATTAATTGAGGCTTACACTTCTCAGACTCCTACAAATTCTGGATACTATTTAGAGTCTCTAAGTTTAACTAACAATCCGTTAAATGGTTCTATATCGTCTTTTACACTCAGTGAATTAACAGAACATGTTAATACTATGATTAATAAATTGCCTAATTATCAAACTACAATGTTAGGCGGTATTAATCTTAGAGACATGGGCAATTATAGCCACCTCGGTACTCAATTGATATCTAATGCAAATCCTATTTCTTTTGCACACATGTTTATTGGTAAAAAAGAACATAGCATTATAGATGCAATTACCAAGGCTAGTGATCAATATAATCAATTTAAATTTGGTTTAATAAATCAATTAACTAAATCTAGTAATCAAACAGATCCTATTGCTGCCCTAGATCAAGCACTGACTACAATGAATGTTAGTCAGGGTCCTCTAAGTCCGTATTATCAATCAGATATGTTGGCCTACGGCAATGATGCTAAATTAAGATCTTGGGTAGTAGCAGATATTAATGTTACAAGCTATCCATTATTCACAGAATTTGATCTAAACTCGTTGAGTCAACGATCTGTGTTGGTATATGTAAACGGAAAACAATTAGTCTACGGCAGAGATTATACGTTTGATACTGTTGATCCGTTGGTAAACATTTTAATAAAATTAAATTTTGGTGATAAAATTTTATTAAAGGACTATGCAGATACTCGCGGATCTTTTATTCCGCCTACTCCTAGCAAGTTGGGTCTATATCCTAAGTATGTTCCATCTATTTTTATCGATACTACTTATGTGGTACATCAGCGAGTCATACAAGGACACGACGGCAGTATTACTGTTGCCTACGGCGATTATAGAGATGATGCAATTTTAGAGTTTGAAAAGCGTGTTTATAATAATATAAAGGTAGGATACAACCCTGACCTATTAGATGTTAATACAATTATACCTGGTGCATTTAGAACAACAGACTATTCCATTGACGAAATTAATGCAATAGTCACTGAAGATTTTACAAGATGGGCTGGAAAATACAGCATTGACTATACAGACAATACTAAATTTTTCAGTGCATCTACCCCAAAGACCTGGAATTATTCTAAATCCTACAGCTCATTATTAGATAGCCCTGTGGCGGGATCTTGGAGATCGTTGTTTAAATATTTCTACGATACTGATCGCCCTCATATTTGTCCTTGGGAAATGCTAGGATTCAGTGTTATGCCCGACTGGTGGGAAGATAGATACGGACCTGCCCCGTATACTTCCGGTAATGGAATTTTATGGAATGATTTAGAACAAGGATATATTGCCGATGGTCCTACTAAAGGAGTTCATGCTTTTTATGCTCGTCCTGGTCTAAGCGAAATTATACCTGTGGATGACTATGGCAAGTTGTTATCACCGATTGATAATCTTGTCACTGCCGGAGCACCGCCTGATATACGCCGCGACTGGCAAGCAGGCGACCAAGGTCCTCAAGAAACTGCTTGGCGTAGAAGTAGTTACTGGCCATTTGCACTACAAAAATTGTTAGCATTGACTAGACCATTAGTCTACGCATCATATATGTATGACCCTAGTCGAATGTTTAAAAATTCTGCAGGTCAATGGACATACGGATCTGAATATAAGTTTTTAAATATCAACTCTGTTCCTATCTTTGAAAAAAATAATGCATTGACTAATGGTTATAGTGTGTTAGTTTCAGAAGTAGGACAGCAAAGATCTACTAATTATCTCAATGAATTGCAACAAGATTTATCTTATGCGAACTATAACTTATTCTTTAAGGTAGGCGGATTTGTTGATCAATCAACCTTGCAAGTCATCATTGATGCATATGAGCCTACTACTAGAGATCCGGGTGCATTGTTGCCTAATCAGAATTATACTCTTAGACTAAATTCTAGCAATCCTATTTTATCGTTAGGTGTTTCTGGAATTATCATAGAAAAAAATAATGGAAATTTTGTAGTTAGAGGATATGATACCCAAGAGCCATATTTTAATTGTTATATTCCTTTAAGAAATTCTAATACTCGTACAATAACCATTGGCGGTGTTACTGAGCCATATGTTACCTGGAGTCCTAGCGGGTCTCAAGGAGCTACTGGTTTATCTACCGAACAAGTTACCACTGCCAAGGCAGGCAATTCTACAAACTTCTATCCTGTAGGGCAAATTGTTCAATACGGTAGTAATTATTATAGAGTTACCATAGCTCACCAAGCAGAGCAGGTGTTTAATTCTGCATTGTATCAAATCCTACCTAGTTTGCCTACCAAGGGCGGTGCTACGGTTCAAATAGCTTCTAACTTTAATCCTGCTCCGACTCGTGTGCTGTATGGAACAGAATTTACATCTATACAGGAAGTGTATGATTTTATTCTAGGTTACGGTCGCTGGTTAACTGATCAAGGATTTATATTTGACGAACATAATATTGATCTAGATGTAGTTTTGGATTGGAATTTTTCAGCCAATGAGTTTCTCTTTTGGTCGACACAAAATTGGGGCGACACTAGCGTACTCACAATAAGTCCATTTGCTGATAAAATTAAATTCCAAGCTGACCGAGTGGTAGTTGATAATTTGTTTAACAATTTTTATCAATATAGTATATTAAAAGCTGACGGCAATCCGTATCCTCAAAAGGATCTAACTATTTCTAGATTAAATGGATTGTGCACAATTGCTACCCTACCTAATACGGCTGGCATATATTTTGCAAGATTAAATTGCATACAAAAAGAACACGGAATTATATTTGATAATAAAGATGATTTTGGCGATGTTATTTTTAATATTGAAACTGGCAGTCGTCAACACAGAATGAAATTAGTAGGTTTTAGAACTGCTAATTGGAACGGTGATATTTATAGTCCCGGATTTATCTATGATCAAGCAATAACCAGCGTATGGTCTCCGTATGTTTCGTATCGTCCTGGGGATGTTGTTTATTACAACGGAAATTATTACAGTGCAATTAATGCAATAGGTGCTACACCGGCATTTGATGCGGCACTCTGGAATACATTGACAGGGAAACCGAAGCCTAAACTATTACCTAACTTTAATTATAAAACTAATCAGTTCCAAGATTTCTATAGCCTAGACATCGATAACTTTGATGTCGGTCAAGAAAAAATGGCACAGCATTTAACAGGATACACTCCCCGAGTATATCTAAACAATGTCTTTACTGATCCTATTGCACAATATAAATTCTATCAAGGATTTATTAAAGAAAAAGGCACAGAGAATGCCATTGCCAAATTAGGCAAAGCCAGCCTACAAAATCTACAAGGTGATATTACCTATAACGAAGAATGGGCATTCCGCGTAGGCCATTATGGCTCTTATTCTACCTATCAAGAAATAGAGATTCCTTTAACGGAAGGAACATTTATAGAAAATCCGCAAATCATTAGTCTAGTAGATTTAATTCCGACTTCAAATCCTAATGATTCTATACACTATGTTACTCCTAGTGATTTAGAAATTCTACCAAAGAATTATACGGCTAGTCGATCATTTGTTACAACATCAACGACTGATATAATAAAATTATTGTCAGCAGGTTATGTAAGACTTGATGATATTACTGCCACAGCCTACAACGAAAATAGTTTATTAGATATTGCAAACAACAATAAACTAAACAGCGG